CTATTTCGCGTGGTCGTTCAAGGCGGTTTCCGACTTCACGACGGCGTTTTCCGACTTGGCAAAGTCGGACGTTCCCGAAATGGACACGAAGTTGGTGACGGCGAAGGCGCCGTGGAGCGCCAGCGCGGCCTCGTCGTAGGCGCGCGCGGCGCTGACCGCATCCGGGTAGGTCCCGATATGGCGCCACTGTCCGTCGATGCTGATGCGCGCGCGCCAGCTCCCGCTGCTGGTGCGCTGGACGCCGCGATAGCCGCTGCGGTTCTTGACCCGGCGGTTGATGACGTTCTCACGCTGGCCGCAGAGCCGCAGGTTGGCGCGGCGATTGTCCAGGCCGTCGCCATTCCAGTGGTCGACCACCAGGCCGGCCGGCGCGCGCATGAGCACGCGGTGCATCATCTCGCCGCCGGAGCACGCGTAGAAGCTCTTGGAGCCGTTCCTGGCGGGCTTGGCGTACCACGGCCGCTCGCACAGGGCGTCAAAGTCCGCGGCGTCCACGATCGCCACCAGGCCGCGGCTCAGGGCGATCGCGCGGCAGCCTTCGGGCGGCACGCCGTGGAGTCGCGCGGGGGCCTCGCGGGCCGGCTGCTCGCCGGCGGCGCGTAGCAGCGCCAGCACGATATCGGGGAGCGTGATGAGCGGCGCCTGTCGGAACACTGCGACAGTTAGCTCTTCGTCAGCAGAACGATCTGGAACGCCTCGACAGAGACCGTGTCGAGAGGGGCGCCCGGGAGGTCCGTGGCGAGGGCGAAGCGTTGGACGCGTACTGTGACCTCGTCGCGGTCGCGCGCGGGCGGGAGGTCGTTCAGAACGTCGCGAAGCTCTTGCACGGTCACAGCGCCAGGCCTTCCCGCTTCGCCCACGCTTCCAGCTTGGCGGCGTCCTCGAGGGCGGCTTCGTCCAGCAGGGTGAGGTAGTGCTGGCGCAGGATGTCGTCGCGATCGTTGGGGGCGTGGCCGGTCCAGCCGGGGATGCGGTCCAGGTCGACGTCGGCGAGGTAAAGGCGGGTGACGCAGGTGTCGCGGCTGTCGGCCACGTGCTTGGGCTGGAAGCTCTCCAGGCCGCCGTCCAGCAGGTAGGCCGCCTTGGCCTCGCGGAAGCGCCCGCCGAGGCTGGCGGTGTCGTGGCGGCGCTGGGTGGCCGGGTTCCACAGGAACGGCGTCGGGCCGAGCGGCTTGACGGTCGCGGCCGCGGCGTCGCGGGCGCGGCGATCGACGCGGGCCTGCACCCGCGGCAGGATGCCGGGCACCGCCTCGCGGCCGCGGCGCTTGCCCTTGTTGGGGACGAAGCGCCAGGTGCGGCCCTGCAGCGTGGCGAGGTCGACGGCGCACAGGTCGTGCGGCCGGGCGCCGGTCCACAGGCCGAGGGTGAGGCCGTCGCCGACGTCGGCGAAGCCGTGGGCGTCGCACCAGGGCGTGAAGCTCAGCTCCTCGGCCACGGTGATGATGATGCGCCGGCCCGGGTTGGACTGCCGGCCGAGCTTGGTGGCCGGGCTCTCGCCGATCCACCCCTGCCAGCTGGCCCAGCGCAGCAAGGCGCCCATCGCGCCGATCGCCAGGTTGCCGACGCCGACGCTGTCCTGCTTGTACATCTCGACCAGCCAGCTGCGCAGCGCCGGCCGATCGATCTCCGCCACCGCGCCGGAGAACTTGCGCAGGATCCTGGTGGACATGGTGCGGTAGTTCTTCCGGGTCGCGTCGGAGATCTCCACCAGGCCGGCGTCGACGTCGGCGAAGTAGCCGTCGACCATGGCCTGTACGGTGCGCCGCGCCGGCGGCGGCTTCATCGCCGGCGCGGCCTCGCCGAGGCGCGCGTGCGCCAGCTGCACCAGGTCGTCGACCAGGCTGCGGCGGAGGCGGTCGCCGGCGTCCTTCGCCGGCGGCATGGCTTCGAGCGTGGCCCGCAGCGCCTGGCGCGCCTCGTCGCCGACCACGCCCGGCTCGGCCGCCTCGCGCACCAGCTTGGCCCACAGCGCCCGGGCGTCGGCCGCGGCGATCGCCGCGCCGCGCTCGAGCCAGGCGCCGGCCTCGTCCTTCAGGTCGACGCCCTTGATGCCGGCCTTGCGCGCCGCCGGCGACGGCTCCCAGCGCGGCCGGCCGTCGCGGAACTTCAGCCCGTTGCGGAGCGAGGGCATGACGGGGCGACGCGGGCGGGCCATCGGAAATCCTCTCGGAGGGGAATTCAGCCGCCGGCGGCGGCGAGGAGCCGGGCGGCAAGATCGCCCGGGGTCAGCACCGGCGCAACGGGGTCGTTGGCGGCTGCGGGTTCGGCGCCGGCGTTCGGGCGTTGCGCCAAGTCGCCCCGGGTCGCCGTGGGCCGGGCGCGATGCACGCCGGCGGCCTTGGCGCCCTTCCAGGCCTCGATGTCGGCGACGCGCCACCACGGCCGGCCGCCTTTCTCCGCGCCGACGAACGGGCGCGGGAAGCCCTCGTCGACGACGAGGCGCCGCCACGCCTTCCGGAACCGGTCGCGATGCCGGTGCAGAAGGGCGGCGGCGCCCGCGATGTCGACGTCGGCGATCAACCGGCCTTCGCCTGCTGGGCCGCGGCCTGGGCCTGCTGGGCCAGGACGGCGCGGCCGGCGTCGGTGATCTTGATCGAGCCGGCGGCGCCGCCGGAGGGCTCGAACTCGCACAGGCCGGCGTCGACCAGGGCCTTGGCCACGGCCTCGGCCATGAACGGGCCGTGCGGGGTGGCGCAGTAGCCCAGCTTGGCGAAGTAGTAGAGGCCGTAGCGCTGGCGGCCGACCAGGGAGAGGTCGGTCGCGTCCGGCGCCACGGTGTTCATGGTCGCGGCGGCCGGCGCGGCCGGGGCCTTGGCCTTGGGCGGCTTGGCGGCTGCGGCCGGCGGCGGGTCCGACGTCGGCTGGGTGTCGGCCGGCGGGGCTGGCGGCGCGTTCGGGTCGGCCGGCGCGGCCGGGTTCGGCTCGCCGGTCTGAGCGCCGGCGGCGGCGCCGGCGTTCGGGTCGTCAGTGAACATGAGCTTGGACTTTCTGCTGGTGGGCGGCGGCGAGGCGCTCGGCCTCGTCCGCGGCCTGGGTGAACCGCAGGCCGAGGCCGGCGGGATCGGGACAGGCGCCGGCGATGCGGGCGCTGATGGCGACGTGGACGGCGACCTGGCGCGCCGTCGCCGGCGACAGGATCGCGTCGAGCCGGCCGAGCGTGACCCAGACCAGCGGCGCGGCGCTTTCGCCGGGGCGATGGCGCGTGGCGGCCTCGACCCGCGCCACGCCGGCGCAGATCTCCAGCTCGTAGGCGAGGCGGCGCACCAGCTCGGGCGCTTCGAGTTCGAGCGGCGGGGTCATCGGCGGCGCGGCCGGGCCAGGTAGGCGCCGAGCGCCACGGCGAGCAGCGTCAGCTCGGCGAGCAGGAAGATGCCGGCGCCGGTCATCGCCGGCGCTCCCGCGGCGGCAGGGTGACGATCGGCTGCGCCTGCAGCCGCCGCCGCAGCGCGCGCCCGGCGTAGAAGCGGGCGGCGCTGAGGTCCTCCCGCGGCGCGACGGCGGCGCCGGCCACGCCGGCGCGGAAGGCGTCGCGGTCCATGGAGCGCAGGCGGATGTCCTGCAGCCAGAGGAAGCCGGCCATCTGGCGCTTGAACCGCTGCAGGTTCACCTCGAGGCGGGCGTACAGCTCGTCGGTGTCGGCGTCGGCCGGCAGCGGCGCCGGGCGCGTGAACGGAAACGGGAACACGTTGCTGCGGCTCATGCGCCCGCCTCCGCCACCGCCCGCTCGTAGAGGTCGAGCAGCTCGCCCTCCTCGCGGACCGCGTCGCGGCTCTGCTTGCGCCGCTTGACCAGGGCCTTGAAGGTTTTGGCGTCGAAGCCGTTCGACCGCAGCTGGCCCAGGATGCCCGCCAGGCTCTCGTCAATCCCGGCCTTCTCGCTCTCCAGCCGCTCGTAGCTTTCGAGCAGCTGTTTCAGCAGCGGACTGCCTTTCGGCGTGTTGGGTTGATCGGACATGCGTCCCTCCGTCGCGTTTGCCGCGATAAGGCCGCAATGGATGTAGCGGTTTGCGCGAGGCGTCAAGCGCGCGCAATCAACGCTAAGCTCGCGCCACCGCGTTGGAGAGCCGAAATCGATGACGGGTTGGGTGGTGGCGCAGCCGAGAAACGACGCGCAGGATTTGGCGGAGTTTGCGCCGGGCTCCCCGCCCGCACCTAACCCGTGGCAGGATGCGGTTGATGTTTCGGTGGCCTACGGGCCGGCGATCGCCTTGGCCGTGGTGGCGATCGGAGTCTGTCTCTTCGTCGATCGGCCTAGCGCCGCAAGATCACGGCGTGAACCGCCTTCACGCTGGCGCCTTCGACCGAGAATTCCTCGGGCGGATTGAACTGGGCCAGGTGCACCTTGCCGTCGCGCATGCCGCGGTATTGCTTCACCAGGGCCGTGCCGTCGCGCAGCTCCACGACGCAGTCGCCAAAGCGCGCCGGCGGGATTTTGCGGGCGACGATCACGGTTTCGCCTGAGTAGAGGCGCGGCTCCATGCTGTCGCCGGCGACACGCACGCCGAACGGCTCGCCTTTGACGAGGCCGGCCGGAATCTCCAACTCGTCCAGCACGTCGTTCGCGGCGAGCGATATCCGCTCGTCGCCGCCGGCGGCGGCATAGCCGTACACCGGGATGCGGATCATCTCGGGTTCGCGAGCGCCCGAGAAGAACGCCTCGACCTGCTGCGCCTCTGACGGGGGCAGCTCCTTGTCGCTGCGGATCAGCCGGCCGACCGAGTGGATGGACCTGTGAAGGTGACTGGCCAGGGCGGTGTTCGTCCTGCCCTCGCGCCGCAAGCGCTCGCCAATGTCCGTCCCACGCATAAGCGCGGGTGTCGCGAAAAACGCGACGCTTGGCGATTGACGTAGAGCGCGAAGCACCCGCGATAAATGTCGCGGAAACCGCGAGACCGCAACTGCCTACGCCATGAGCGCCAAAACAGCCCACACGCCCGCCCAAAGGCTCATCGATCGCTTCGGCGTCAAGCGCCTCGCCGCGTGGAGCGGTCGGCACCAGAGCCGCGTGTGGGCCTGGGCGTGGGCGCCGGCGAAAGGCGGCACGGGCGGCGTCGTTCCGCACCGGCTTCGCCAGCGCATCACCGAAGGCGCGCTGCAGGAGGTGGGCGTCCGGTTGACGCCGGCGGACTTCGAGCCGGCCGACGGCGAGGCCTACCTGTTCGAGGCCGCCGCGTGACGCATCGCTGGCTCCCCTCGGACGTGGTCCCTTGGCGGCGGCTGGCGCTGGCGGCGCTGGCGGCGGGGACGGACGCCGAGCGGCGGCAGACCGGCGAGGTGCGCAAGGCGCTGCTGGCCGACCTGCAGCGCGCGGCCAAGGCGGCGTTCAAGCGGCGCTTCCCGGCGCCGGAAGCGGACTGGCCGCGGTTCTCGGCCTTCCTGCGACTGTCGGAAGATTACGCCACTTCGAGCGACGCCTGGCGCGCCTCCTGGACCGCCGCGCTCGACCGCGCCGCGCGCGAGCTGCTGGCGCGGCTGACGCCGGACGATCCCGAGCCGCCGCGCAGCGCCGCCGCCGCCGGCGGCGAGGCGCGCCGGCCCTGGTGGGATCGCGATTGATGCCGAGCAGGGGACCGACAGCCGAAGGGATCGCCGCGGCTTGGGATCATGTTCGCAGGCGCGTGCGGGACGGGTCTGACGGACCGTTCTGCTGCCTTAGCTGCTCCGGGCCGCGCACCTGGCCCGTGATGCTCTGGGCGTTGGGCGCCGCCTTCCCACGCCGCAGCCCAGTCGATTGGGCGCCCTTCCTCGACATCGATCCGGACGACGCGGCGGTCACGCTCGCGCGGGTCCGGACCTACCCCTGGTTCTCGTGGGACCTCGTCACCGAGGCCATGGCCATCATGATCGAGGCCTCGGCGTGATCGCGGCGCGCGAGGACCTGGGCCTGGCCGCGGCGATCGACGCCGCCGGCGGCGTGCGCCCGCTGGCGGCGCGGCTGCAGCTGACGCGGCGGGCGGTGCAGAAGTGGGACCGCGTGCCGCAGGACCGGGTGTTCCCGGTGAGCCGCGCCACCGGCCTCGCGCCCGAGCGGCTGCGCCCGGACCTGGCCGAGTGGATCGCGGCCGAGCGGGCGCGCCAGCGGCTGGCGGCGGCGCGCGAGCGCTTCAGCCTGGTGCGGGCCGCGGCGCCGGCGCTGGCCGCCACGCCGCGCCAGGCGCTCGACCAGGTGCTGGTCGACTACCTGACCGCCTTCGCCGCGGTGCGCTTCGTCGCCGGCGAGCGCGAGCTCGGCCTCGCGCCGATCATCTGCGGGCGCAAGCGCGAGCTGATGGGCGCGCGCAGCTGGGCCATGGGCCTGGCGCACGTGGGCGCCGGCGCCTCGTCGACCACGGTCGGCCTCTTCTTCGGCACCTCGCGGCAGAACATCGACAACGCGTCGGAGCGCTACCTGCGGGCGCGCGACGGCGACGACCCGGACGACTTCGTGGCGGGCAACGACGGCCGCGACCGCGTGCTGGAGCGCGGCCGGCTGCGCCCGGCCAAGGCCGCGGCCGTCGACCTGTGGGACGCCGAACAAAGGTTCCTGGCCCTGCTGGAGGGCCAGGTCATCGAGGAGAGGAAGAGAGCATGAACCGAGAGCAAGTCGCCATGGCGGCCGAGGAACTGCGCCGCCGCGCCAACGAGGCGGGGCACGACATAGAGCGCCAGCGCAAGCGCATCGAAGACCAGCACAGGCGGATCGAGATCGCCGGCGAGATGATCTCCGTCGCGCGCGCTGGCATCGCCGCGCTCGAACAGCGGCGCGACGGGTTCCTGGCGGGGCACAGCGAATTGCTGGCGCGGCTGAACTTCATGTCCGCCTGCGCGGGAGACGACGCCGGGCATCCGGCCGAGCCCGTCACCGAAGCGCTCCACGGCGAGGCGACCGCGGCGGCGATCGAGGAAGCCTCGGCCAGGCGCTGCCCCGGCGACGGCCAGCGGTGCTGGACCGCGGCCGGCGCAAACCCCGGCTGGCGCTGCGGCTCGGCGCGGCGCTGCGGCAAGTACGTGGACGGCTACGACATCGGCGCCGAGCGGTCGCAACGTGCCTGAGACCGACGTCCGCGGGCTCAGCGAGATGCTGGCCGACGACATCGAGGACGTGGTGGGCGCGCTCGGCATCGACGTGCGCCGGCGCGACGGGCGCCGGCTGACGTGCTTCGCGCCGTGGAGCGGCCACCACAAGCCCAAGCTGGAGATCGAGCTGTCGCCGCTGGCGGGCAAGTGGAACGACTGGGCCGAGGGGCGCTTCGGCGACGCCCTCGGCCTGGTCGCCTGCTGCATGCTGGGCCGCTGCGAGCCGAAGTCGAAGGAAGGGCTGAGCCAGGCGATCCGCTGGGCCAAGCGCCATTTCGGGCTCGAGGAGGCCGGCTTCGATCAGGCAGCGTGGGAGGCGCGCAAGGCCGAGGCGGCGGAGCGGGCGCGCAAGGCCAAGGCCCGCGCGGCCCGCGAACTGTCGCAACATCGCGTCACCGCGAAGGCGCAATGGCTGTCGGCGCGCCCGCTCGCCGCCGGCGACGTGGGCTGGAAATACCTGCTGGCGCGCGGCGTCGACCTGGCCCAGCTGCCGCGGGCGCCGCGGGCGGTGCGCCTGGCGCAGGCCGTGCCGTGGTTCGAGGACTACGACGCGCGCGAGCCGGCGCACGTGGGGCCGTGCCTGATGAGCGCGATGACGCTGGCCAGCGGCGAGTTCGGCTCCCTGCACCGCACGTGGATCGATCCGGAGCGGCCGGGCGAAAAGGCCGACATCGAGCGACCGCGGAAGATGTGGCCGGCCTCGGAAGGCTGCGCGATCCGGCTCTGGCGCGGCGAGAGCGGGCTCTCCGACCGCCAGGCGGCCGACCGCGGCCTGGTCGAAGACCTGGTGCTCTGCGAGGGCGTCGAAGACGGCTTCTCGATCGCGCTCATGGCGCCGGAGCTGCGCGTCTACGCGGTCGGCAGCCTCGGGGGGCTGCTGAGCTTCGAGCCGCCGAAATTCGTGCGGCGCCTGATCGTGGCGGCCGACAACGATTGGGACAGGCCGCAGGCGCAGGCCACGCTGAAGCGCGCCTGCGGGCGGTTCGTCAGCGACTGCGGGAAGCCGGTGAGCATCGCCCGCAGCCCCGAAGGCAAGGACTTCAACGATCTGCTCAAAGGCGGCTGATGGTCGGCGATCCGCATGGCAATGCCGCCGGTGGCGCCAACCCGTTCAGTTGGTCGCAGTACGACAAGCTTCCCCCTGTCGTGCGCCGCGCGATCCAGATAGCGCCCGTCCAACTTGGCACCGCGCGGGCCACCTATGCGATTTTGGAAGGCACAGCCGCGGCCCTCGTCGCGCGCCTTGAGCTGCAGATCGCCGAGCGCGCGCGCCGGCGCCTCCTGAGACAGTATTGGCCAGCAGGCCACCCGGAGCTGCCCGAGTGAGTGACGCGCTTCCTCCGGAGGATCCCCACGGCGATCGCGCGTGGCAGGCCGAGCAGCGCAAGAAACGCGGGCGCCGCGCCATCTTCGACGAGCTCGAGGAATTCAGCGCCACGCTCGAAAGCGAAGATGCGCCGGCGGAGGATGGCGAGGGCTCGCCGCCGGCGGCCGACGTCACCGGGGACGTCAAGTTTGACCGGGTGATGATCTCCCGGCTGTTCGGCAAGGTGCTGCGCCTCGTCCCGATCAGCCTGCCGGAGAACTCGCCGGTGACGGCGCTCGGCCGGAGCGGGCGGACGTACTACTACCTGACGCCGAAGGGCGAGCTGGTGGCGCTCACCGACGCCGAGCACGGCCAGGCGCATATCGCCGGCGTCTGGGCGCCGGAGACCGACGCGCTCAATGCGGCGTTCCCGCAGATCGACCAGAGCCTCCGGTTCACCGGCTTCCGCGCCAACTACGCCCGGGACGCGATGATGGCCGCGTGCGCCCGCAAGCCGGCGTTCCAGCCGCACGAACGCTTGCGCGGGCTCGGCTGCTGGCTCGACGACGAAGGGCGCCTGGTGCAGCACCTCGGCGACCGCATCCTGGTCGGGGCCGAGGAACGCAAGCCGGGCGAGATCGACGGCTACGTCTATCCCGGCCGGCCGCCGCTGCCCGCCGGCGACGCCGGCGAAGGCGCGATCGACAAGTGCCGCGGCGTCTATTCGCGGCTGCAAAGCTGGAACTGGGCCCGCGGCGAGCTGGACGCGCGCCTGGCGTTCGGCCAGCAAGCGACCATGGTGCTGGGCGCCGCGCTGGGCTGGCGGCCGATGGCGTTCCTGTGCGGCGACGCCTCGACCGGCAAGAGCACCCTGCAGACCTGGCTGCGCGACATGCTGCCCCGGCGCCTGATCGGCACGGTGGACGCCTCGGAGGCCTCGCTGAGGGCGTTGCTGGGCCAGGACGCCGTCGGGGTAAGCTTCGACGAGATCGAGGCCGACGCGTCCAACGAGCGCGCCCAGCAGGTGATGAAGCTGGCGCGCACGGCCGCCAGCGGCGACGTGGCCTATCGCTCCGGCTCCGACCAGCAGGCGCGGCAGTTCACGCTCCGCGGCTCGTTCTTCTTCTCGGCCATCGTGCCGCCCTCGATGCGCCAGCAGGACATGCAGCGTTTCGTGTTCCTGATGCTGCGCACCCTGCCGAAAGACGCCCGGCTGGCGGCCTGGACCACGCCCCAGACCCGCGAGGCCGGCGCGGCGATCGTCGGCCGCATCACCGGCGCGTGGCCGCGGTGGCCAGCGGCGCTGGAGGCGTTTCAGCTGGGCCTGGCGCGGCAGGGCCACGCCCAGCGCTCGCAGCTGCAGTTCGGCAGCCTGCTGGCCGCCGCTCACCTCATGTTGGAGGACCGCGCGCCGACGCCGGCCGACGTCGACCTCTGGTGCTCGCAGCTGAAGCGCGAGACGCTGTTCGAGTACCAGAGCCAGACGCCGGTCTGGCTGCGGGCGCTGCGGACGGTGCTGGAGGCGCAGCCGGACGTGTGGCGGGGGGATGGGTCGCCCAGCGTCGGCCAGGTGCTGCGCAAGTTCCTGCGGGCTCAGGTGCGCAGCGAGGACGCCGACCGGCTGCACGACAAGCTGACCAGCGTCGGCCTGGCAGTGACCCGCGAGCGCGACACCGGCCGGGTGTTCCTGGCCGTGCCGCCGCGTCACCACGGCGTCGCCCAGATGTTCCGCGGCACCGACTTCCAGGCCGCCGGCGGCGGCGAGGGCGCGTGGCACATTCCGCTGAGCCAGGCGCCGAAGGTGGAGGGCGCGCCGGAGGACCGCCGCGGCGTCTACCGCTCCGAGAAGGTCCCGCGGCTGAGCCGCGAATACCGCTGCGACCTGTTCTGGCTCGACGGCCGCGCGGAGATCTCCGGCGAGCTGACGCCGATCTTCGACCGCACCCTGGCCGATGACCAGATCGAGGCCGAGGCCCAGCGCGAGCCGGGCGAGGAAGGGTGAGCGTGCAGGGCGCGTCGGAGCGGCGGCTGCGCGCCTGGCTCGAATACGTGATCGAGACGGCGATCGACATGCTCGACGCGCTCGACGCCGGCGCCGAGGACCGCGAGGACGACGAGCTGGGGGACGACGATCTGGGGGCGCCGCGGCGCGCTCAGCGGCCGTTAGCTGTCGGAATGTTGCGACACGAGAAGGGCGGCGTTTATGCCCGCCGCCACGATGTCCATGGGATTGTCCCTCAGCCAGGCTTCGAAGCGTGTCTCGAAGCGCGCGACGACAGCTTCGGCAATGAGGAATGGGCGACCATAGTCGGGGGCTTCCACACTGCACCGGATCTCCGAGACGAGCCGCTGAAGCGTGAGGTAGAGCGCGAGCTCGTCGAGCCTGGGGGCAGAACCGAGGAACATCGTCGAATGGATATCGCCCATAGCCCAAGTCTACCTTCCTTGGGCCACGCTTCCGGCTTGGAGGCGGGCCCCGTCAAGCTCAGCCTCTTAGGCCTCTTTGAGCGAATCGCCGCACATAGATCGCCTCGCAGCGAGCCTGGCGCTGCGAGGGGAGGCTAGACATGACCTCTGAAGGCGAAAAGAAGCTGCTGGCGACTTTTGAAACGATGTCAGGTAACCTGAAGCGCATCGGCGTCGACGTCCATTTGGGTCGCCGAGCGCGAGAAGACCAAGCTCGCCAACATAGAGCGCATGGCGCGCGAGCCGGGGCGACGTTCGCGCGCCCAAAGTGACCTGGACGTCAAGGCGCGAGCGAGCACCACACGAACGCGCCGCCAGCGCAGCGCTCCCACCCGAAGCGCCGCGCCGGGCTGCTCGCGCGTCTGCAGGCCACGGACAAGCCGCCGATCGCGCCCAGCACCGCCAGCTCGTCCCCGGCCCGCATGCCGTCCAGAAGCCCAGGAAGGCCGACGTGCTGCGTTGGTCGGACGCCTCAGCGCAGACGGCGCCCCGCGTCGGGTTCGAGCCCATCGACGCGCCAAACCCGCGTCCAGCCCTGTTGATGGGCGCGAACGAACCGCGCTGCACCCGCCTCAGCCCGGCTGATCGCGGACGAGACCGAAGCGCCCGGCAACTGCACGGCTATGCAAGCCGCCGGTTCCAGCGCCCGAAGGGCCGCCACTAGGCCGCGCGCGACGGCGTCCGCCTCGGAGCTCACGCGACGTCGGCCACGCGGCCGAGCTCTGGCGCCACGTAGTAATCTTGCAGCTGCTGCGCCATTGCCGGTGAAAGCACCTCGAGCACGCGGCCGAGCGCTCGCGACGCCAGCTCGAGGGCGTCGGCCACGCCGTCATCGTCGAACTTCAACCAGGTCCTCGCCACTTCAATATCGCTGAGCCCCAGCGCGGCGAGCAGGGCGACTTCGGCCGCGTCGGCGGGTCGGCGGCTTCGGGCCTCTGCCTCGGCGCGTTCAAGCTCCCGGAGAAGGCATTCGTGGCGCGGCGGGTCCACCAACTCGGCAGCGTTGAGTGCCGGGATCAGCGTCGAGATAAGGACGTAAGGGCGCATTTGGGCGACGGCTCCAGACTGGTAGGCGGACCCGGAGAGCCGGTCTCGCTGCGCCCCGGGCCCCCGCCATCCGGCCGCTGCCGGAAAACCGCCACGGCCTGGAGCCGATACGGGCGGGGTGTGTTCAGAATGAACACCAAATTGACGAGCGGTCAAGGCGCAGGCAGAAAAGGCGTCGTGACGTCCTCGCCCGAAACCTTCTCCGTGCGCCTCGCCGACCCGGCTCGCCGGGCGTTGCGACGCGCGGCTCAACAGGACGGCCGCAGCGTCTCGAACCTGGTGCAGCGCATCCTGACCGAATGGCTGCGCGCCGGCGGCCACCTGAGCGCCGGCGACACAGTCACGACGCCCTGCGAGCACCCTGGCGCCTGAGCGGGCTTCTCGATGCCTCTGGGCCGCGTCTTACCCTGCTGAAACTGCCTTCGGCCTCCCCGACCCGCACCGCACCAGCTCACACCCGAGCCCCGACCCCGGAGCGGCGAGGCTTGTGCAGCGGCTATCCATAAGGCAGCATGCCTGGGCGTCGGGCGGCGGCGGCGGTCAAAGTCCCACGCAAGTCCCAGCGACGCCCCTGGCGGGCGGGACATCGAACGCCAGCCAAAATCAATCAGTTAGCGGCCATGTCCCGGATGTCCCGGAAGTCCCGTGGCCCGGCCTCGTACGCGTGCGCGCAGGCGAGACGACAATGCGCCAATCCGGCCATAGCGCGAGAGGTAAGGGACATATGGGACATTGGGACTTCTATTATTAACCCTTTGCCCAGCCTCGCTTTTTCGATGTCCCAGGATGTCCCAAAGCGCCGCCGGCCGTGGGACATCGGCGCGTTGCCGGCTGGCCCGGTGAGGCGAGGATCGCGGGCAGGTAAACAACGGGTGCGATATGCCGAACGGCTCGGCGGAGGGTTTGCGGCAGGCGGTGGACGCCTTCCAGGGCGACGCGGAAGACGCCGAGGCAGCTGGCGGCGACCTGTTCGGCGAGGTGACGGGCGCGCTCGATGCGCCCTCGCCGCTGTCGGCGCTGTTCGAGCCGCGCAAGGGCGGCGGGCGCCCGAAGGGCTCGCCGAACCGGATGACGACGCAGACCGCGCAATGGCTGTTGTCGCAGGTGCGTCACCCGCTGCTCGTTCTCGCCGAGGCTTACAGCATGTCGCCGGCCGAGCTCGCGCAGCGGATCGGGCTGGCGTCGGGCCGGTGGGAGAAGGCTGAGGGCGAGAAGGAACCCAGATGGGTGGAGGGCTACAGCGACGAGGTGCTGTTGCAGCTGTTCAAGATGCAGATGGGCTTCGCCGCCGACCTGGCCCCGTACGTGGCCAAGAAACAGCCGCAGGCGATCGATCTGAGCGCCGGCGCGGGCGGCGACTTCACCTTGGCCGTTCTAGGGGTATCGCTTCCCGCGCGCGGCGGGGTGGTGGGAAATCCTGGCGGCGTGATCGACGGCGAGACCCTCCGGCTACCCTCCAAGTCGGACGACTGAAGTCGGAAACGCGGCTAAGGCGTTGAAATCCCTGAGTTCCTAGGTTCATTGCCGGTGAACCACGGGCGCCGAGGGCCTTTGACAGGCCGCCCGGCCGAACCCTTCCCTGTCTTGCGTCCCGCACGGATCGGCGTTGCGAAACCGGCCTCTCACCGAACCTCAAAGCGAGACGAAGGGTCGGGGTTTGGGTGCGCGCGCGCGATGACGACGTTCAGACTGCCACCCTACGAGCCGACGCCTACCATGGGTCGGTTTCACGCGTCGAGCGCCTTCCACCGGCACGTGGCCGGCCCAATCGGGTCGGGAAAGACGACGGCCGCGGCGCCGTGGGAGGCGGTGCTCACGGCGATGCAGCAGAAGCCCGACTCGAACGGGGTGCGCTTCTGCAAGATCGGCGTGCTGCGCGACACCTACCGGAACGTCTACCGCAGCCTGATCCCGACGTGGAACAAGGTCTTCCCGCGCGACCTCGGTAAGTTCGTCGGCTCCGACGACCGGCCGGCGATGCACCACCTGCGATTTCCGGCCCCGCTGCTCGACCGGCTGGGCCAGCCGACGCGCCAGGTGGGCATGTGCGAGCTGCAGACCGAGTTCCTGGCGCTCGGGACGAACACGGTCGAGGCCGTCTGCCGTGGCTGGGAGACGATGGGCGCGTACCTCGATGAGGAGGATCTGTTGCCGCCTGAGGCGCGCAGCTTCCTCGCCGGCCGGGCGCAGCGCGGCGGCGATGCGCGCTATCGGGTCAGCCGCGGCGTCTGGGGGTGCTTCAACAAGCCCGACATCGACCATCCGCTCTATCTGACCTGCGTCGAGGCCCCGCCGCCCGGGTGGGAGTTCTTCGACCAGCCGCCGGGCTTGCTTCCGGGGGGTCCGCCCTACATCACGAACCCAGACGCGGAGAACCTGCGCTGGCTCGATCCGAGCTACTATCCGCTCTCGGCCGACGGTCAGCCCGAGTGGTACGTGCGGCGCATGCTCCGAAACCAGTGGGGCGCGAGCGTCGCCGGCGAGCCGGTCTATCCGATGTTCAGCCGCGAGCGCCACGTGCTGTCGGCCGAGCTCGAACCGCCGGACGGCGCGGAGCTGGCGCTCGCGGCGGACGGCGGCGGAACGCCGGCGGCTGTCGTCGGGGGGCGCACGGAGACCGGGCGCCGCATCATCTACGCCGAAATCGTGCTGATCGACCCAAGCGACAAGCGCCGCATGCGGCTGCTCCACGGCGTGGGTCCGAGGCGCTTCGCCGAGGCGATCGCCGACGCCATCTGGCCGCGCTTCCGGCACTGCCGGATCACGATGGCCTACGGCGATCCGGCGGCCTTCTACGGGGCCGACCGCGAGATGGGCGAGTATTCGTTCATGGAGGTGGTCGGCAATCACCTCGGCATCGCGATGATGCCCGCACCCTCCAACGAGATCGATCTGCGGATCGAGGCGGTGCGCACGCCGCTGTCGCGGCTCAACCGCTACGACGGCCAGCCGGACCTGATGGTCAACCCGAGCTGCCGCCATCTGATCCGCGGCTTCACCAGCGACTACAAGTGGGAGGCGGTCGACCCGAAACAGCCGGGCAAGCGGCTGAAGCCGCAGAAGTCCGCGACCTCCCACGTCCACGACGCCGGCCAGTACTTCGCGCTGGGCGACCAGGGCCGCGCGGCCGTCGTGGCGGGCCCGAAGTACGACCGCTTCCAGCCGGCCGCGGCGCCCAGCAGCGAGTTCGCGGACGCGTCGCGGAACATCTGGCGGGAGCATGAGCAGCGGGCGGCCGGCGAGCGGGGCGGCAACAGCTACAGCGCGGACTTCGACCTGTGGCGCTCGTGATCGCGGCGGCGCTGGGGACGGACTTCCTCGAGGCGCTGGGGGACGACGGAGGTGTCGTAACCTGGCGACAGCGGCGGCACGTGGGGCTGTTCGCGCGGCAGGCCGCCGGCGGGGCGGCGCTGGCGGCGCGGACCGCGGCGGGCGAGCTCGTCTGCCTCGGCGGCGTCTATGCCGGCCCGGACGGCGACGGCGAGGCCTGGTTCGCGGCCGGCGCGGCGTTCAAGGCCCACACCGTCGCCGGCGTGCGGGCGCTGCGGAGCTACTTCGAGGTCATCGGCGACGGCTGCGCGCCGCTGACCGTCGTCGCGCTCGTCCGTCCGGAGGGCGTTGCCGGGGCGCGGCTGGCCCGATGGTTGGGCTTCGAGGACGACGGCCCGCGGGAAACCGGGTTCGGCCTCATGCAGCGCTGGGTGCGGAGGTTCGAATGAGCGGCGTCGTGGACAGCATCTTCGGGATCAAGACCTCGGCGCAGAAGCAGGCCGAGGCCCAGCAGGCGCAGGCCCAGCAGATCCAGCAGCGCCAGCTCTACGCCAGCCAGGAGAGCCAGGCGCAGACCGCGGCCGAACAGGTGGGCTCCGGCCGCCGGCTGCGCGGCCTCGGCCGCCAGGCGCTGGCGTTCCAGGGCAACACGCTGGGCGTCGGCACCGACCTCACCGGCGGCGCGAACCCCGGCGCGGCCAGCTGATGGCGGCCTGGTCCGACAAGCTGGTCTGCGAGCGCCAGCGCGCGGCGGAAACGGCGCGCGGTCCGGTTCTGCCCTACATCCGCGAGGCGCTGTACTACTCGATGCCCTGGCGGCTGCCGGGGAACCTCGGCCTCGCGGCGATGCAGCGGCTGTTCGACGGCACGGCGCCGAACGCAGCGCAGCGGGCCGCCAACAAGCTGCAACAGGAGATCGTGCCGCCCGGCCAGCGCTGGGGCGAGCTCGAGGCCGGGCCGCTGGTCCCGGCGAACATGATCGAGAAGGTGAACCGCCAGCTGGCGACCCCGAACGACGTCATCCTGTCGGCGCTCAACGCCGTCGACAGCGCCTTCAACAGCAAGACCACGGAGGTGTTCACCGACTTCCTGCTGGGCACCGGCGCCATGCTGGCGCTCGAAGGCGACGACCGCGTGCCGATCAGGTGGCAGACGGCCGCGGCGTGGGCGCTGGCGATCGAGGAGGGGGCGACCGGGCGCATCGACAACGTCTTCTGGCGCAAGAAGTACCCGGCGTGGCTGCTGCCGCAGCACTGGCCGCAGGCGGCCTGGTCGGGCGCGACCCAGAAGCTGATCGCCTCCGGCTCGACGGACAAGGTCGAGATCACCCAGGCGACCTACTTCGATCCGGACATCGTCGGCTGGCGGCTCTGCATCATGGAGAACGACCGCTGCGTCTACGACGTGGCGCGCGACCGCACCAATCCGTGGATCATCCCGCGCTACTGGACCTCGCCGGACGACCCGTGGGGCCGCGGCCCGCTGATGCTGGGCCTGCCGGACGTGCGCACCGCCAACAAGACGGTGGAGATGATCCTCCGCGCGGCGGCCTTCCAGCTCGCGCCGCCGTTGATGGTGCTGCACGACGGGGTGGTGAACCCCGACACGCTGCGGCTGGCGCCCCAGGCGCTGATCCGGGTGGCGCGCACCGGCGGCCCGATGGGCGCCTCGATCACGCCGCTGGACGTCGGCGCGAACGTCAACCTGGGGCAGATCATCCTGCAGGACCAGCGCCAGAACATCACCAAGACCATCGGCGACACTCAGCTGCCGCCCGAGGCCGGCGCGGTGCGCTCGGCCACCGAGTGGGTGCAGCGGACCAAGGATCTCCAGTACGACAACGGCGCGGCCTTCGGGCGGCTCACGTTCGAGTTCGTGCCGCAGGTCTACGCCCGGACCATCGACATCCTGGACCGCAAGAAGGTGTCCACGCTGGTCTTCGACCAGCTGAAGATCGACCAGCTGGTGATGCGGGTGAAGCTGACCGGGCCGCTCGCCCGGGCGCAGAACCTCAACGACGTCGAGACCATCGTGCAGTTCTGGGAGCTGGCGCGCAGCATCGGCGGCGAGGCGGCCTTCTACCAGGTCGCCGCGCTGCAGGACGGCCTGCCGCGGCTCGCCAAGCTGATGGGCGTGCCGATGTGGGCGGTGAACGACGAGGCGACGCGCCAGATGCTCGCCAAGGCCGCCGGCACGATGGCGGCGCAGGTGATGCAGCAGAACGGCGGGGCGCCGCAGGGCGGCGCGCCGAACCCGTACGCGCCGGCCGCGCCGCCCTCGTCGCCGTCGCTGAGCCTGGTGGCGTGATGAGCGAGCCGTCGATCGAGGACGCCATGCGCTGGCTGTCGGCCGGGCAGATCGCGCCGGACGGGACGCTGCGCGCCGAGGTGCAGTCGGCCGGCCAGGACGACTACGACTACCGGGCGCGCTGCGTCTACGAGGCGTTCCGCAGCGAGGCCGGCCGCGTGGCGCTCGAGACGCTGCTGAAGGTCACGCTGTTCCGCGCGCCGGTGGATCACCGGCTGCCGAGCGAGGGCGAATACCTGCGCTTCGCGCAGCTGCGGCAGGGCCAGAACCAGGCCGCGGCGGCCCTGCTCGCCTACTTCGACCACGGCCAGAGCTTGGAGAGACCCCGTGCATCCGCACCGCTACCAACTGATGACGCAGCGAGCGACCTTCTCGCCGGACGACGGAGCTACGGCAGCGCCGCCGACGACGCCGGCGACCCCGCCAGCTGGCTCGACTGGTTCGACGGAGGCCCCGGCGTCGCCGTCACCGCCTGAAGGCGCTGCGCCGGCCGCGCCGGCCGCCGCGCCAGCGCCGGTCCCCGCCGCGACCGCGCCCGATCCCGCCGCGGCGCCGGCGCCCGCGCCCGACCCTGCCGAGGCGGCGCGGGCGATCGTGCCGGAGAGCTTCGAGGCCTACCAGGTCAACCTGCCGCCGGAGCTGGTGAAGTACACCGGCGCCGCGACGGACCCGGTGATGAAGGCGCTGCGCGAGCACGCGCTCGAGCAGAAGTGGCCGCAGGGCCGCTTCGACGACACGCTGAGCCTGATCAAGGTGTTCGCGGACAAGGGCGTGCTCGTGCCGCTGTTCGACCCGGCGGCCGAGGCGGCCAAGCTCGGCGACAAGGGCGCGGCGCGCCGCCAGGACGTCGAGATCTTCGCCAAGAGCCTGAAGTCGCGAAACGAGATCACCGACGAGGAATTCGGCGAGATGGCCTCGCTGGCGGCCACCGCCGCCGGCGTGCAGCTGGTGGAGAAACTGAGGAAGATGATGGGCGACGCAGGCAAGACCCCGATCGACGCGCCGAGCGGCGGCGACCAGAGCGCGAGCAGCCCGGCGATGGCCGAGGCTCAGACCATGCGGGCCGATCCCCGCTACGGCAAGGACAGCACGTTCACCCGGTCCGCGGACCGCAAGTGGGTCGCGGCTTGGGAGGCCGACAAGACCACGAAGTAGCGTTGCGGCGCCGGCGCACCCGCCAGTCTCGGAGGGTCAACCGCCGGCGTCCCGCCGGCTCTCTCTCAGGAGCTAGCCCTCGATGTCCGGCCATAACCTGCCCGACTGGTTCATTCCCAAGTACCAAGAAGAAGTCACCCTGCGCGGCCAGCAGAAGATGCGGCGCCTGATGGGCTCGACGGTCGACACCGGCACCTTCATCGGCGACGACTGCCACTTCCCGCGCTTCGGCTCGGTCGAAACCTACAAGTCCGACCGCATGGCCGAGCTCGCCTTCGCCAACGCGAAGATGGACTGGGTGAGCTCGAAGGCCACCCCGGAATTCGTCGCCTTCGGCATCTGGGACCCGGACAAGAAGAAGCTCGGCCCGAACGCGCCGGGCCAGTTCGCGGAAGCGGCCGTCAAGGCGGTCAACCGCGCCCACGACCGCCAGCAGATCGACGCCTTCAACGACGCGGCGGCCAACGGCGTGGTCAACACCCGCAACGACGCGGCCGAGACCATCACCACCATCGGCGACTACACCGACACCGCGGACCTCACCGTGATCATGGACGCCTACCAGACGCTCGGCACCAACGAGATGCTGGACGGCGCCCAGGTCTGGGTCGTGGCCCCGCAGAAGCTGCTGACGCAGTGGTCGCTCGATCCCTACCTGGCCAAGAACGACATGAAGACCAACCGGCCCTGGGACAACTTCAACTTCGTCCAGTACGAGCGCCTGGCCGGCAACGGCGGCACCGGCCTCGGCTCCCTGGCGGACGGCGCGACCGGCGTCGACTGCTTCATGTGGGTCAACGAGGCGGTGGCCAGTTCGCAGAACGACCCCGACACCCCCGTGGTCGAGCGCATCGGCAACAAGCTCACCGACATGATCGGCTCCTGGTTCCAGGCCACCACCAAGGTGCTGCTGCCGGAGGGGCTGATCCGCATCAAGTCGGAGATCGACTTCACCCTCAGCAAGGCGCCGGTCATCACCCAGGCGGTCTAGCCGCGCCGGCTTCCGGTTCCTCCGCGGCCCTCTGCCCCTCAGCGGGCCGCAGACCTGGCCCCGGCGCTCATACCGCCGGGGCCTTTTTTGTCGGAAGGTTACGACAGATGGCCCGCAGCGACCTCGACGTCTGCAACCTCGCGATCGGCAAGATCGGCGGCGAGCCGCTGGAAGCGATCGACGAGGACAGCCCGCTGGGCGTGTTCTGCGGGCTGAACTACGGCCCCAAGCGCGACTACCTGCTGGGCCTCTACGACTGGCGCTTCGCCAACACGATCGCGCTGCTCGGCCGCATCGCCCCGACGCCGCCGGGCACGCCGCTGCGCAACCTGTTCAAGCCGCCGTCGGACATCGTCGGCGCAGTCCGCGCGTTCCGTGACGGGCCGGACGCGCACAGCCGCATGGTGCGCTGCCTGATCTCGGCCGTGGGCGTCTCCAGCGACGCCAACCAGGTCTACGCCGAGTACACCGCGCTCGCGCCCGAGGCGGCGTGGCCGTCGTGGTTCGTGGAGCTGGCCGCCACCGCGTTCGCCGCGGACCTGGCGCGCCGGCGTCCGGATGCGGACCTCGCCAACGCCCTGCAGGTGGAGGCCTTCGGCACGCCGGAACAGAACGGCGAGGGCGGCAAGTACCTGACCGCGCGCCAGGCCGACAGCCGCAACGCGCCGCAGCGCCAGCTGTTCGCCTACGACGCCGGCGAGCTGGTGGAGGCGCGCATGGGCTACGGCGCGCTGCCGTACGCCGGGCGGCTGGTGTTCGTCGACACGGGCGCCGGCTCATGAGCTCGGAGATCCTGCGCCAGACCTCCTGGAACTCGGGCGAGCTCGACCCGGACCTGCTCGGCCGCTCCGACGTGACGGTGAGCCGCAACGCCGCCGCGCGCATCGAGAATTGCCTCTGCATCCCGCAGGGGCCGCTGACCCGGCGCCCGGGCCTGCCGCGCGTCGACATCGTGCGCCACCCGCTGGCGGCGATCGACTACAGCGGCGCGACGCTCACGGCGCCCAACGGCGGCGATGAAACCAAGCTGGCGGCGAACGACGGCGACCCGCTGCTGACCACCGCGGACCTCGCGGCGACGGACGGCTACGTGGTGGTCGAGATCGACTTCGGCGCGGCCGTCACCTTCCACGCCGTCGACCTGGTGGACTACGGCCTGCACGACACCTCGGGCGGCGGCACGGCGCCGGCGCCGGTCACCATCGGCTATCCGTGGGGCGCCATCGGCCCCATCGACGTCGGCGGCTTCTACAACCTGCTATGACCCTCCCGGCCACCCTCACCGGCGCGGTCAAGGTCCAGTACTGGGACGGCGCGGCCTGGCAGGACTTCGGCGACGCGCACGACCTCGGCACCATCGTGCGCACGCGCCGCTTCAGCCTGGCGCCGCGCGAGAGCGTCACCGCCTCCAAGATCCGCGTGGTGCGCGCCGGCGCCGACGACCTGACCGGCTCGACCTTCTCGCTCGACGCGCTGAACCTCTGGGCGGAGACGGCGGACCTGTCGCCGGTGGAGATCTACAACTTCGACTTCGACGTCATCGCGCAGCGCTACGTGCTGGTCGCCACGCCCGGCAACATCGAGGTCTACAAGGGCGACGTGCGCCAGGTGTCGGTCCCGACGCCCTACACCGCCGGCCAGGTCAGCGCCGTCACCAAGGTGCAGGAGCTGGACACCTTCCTGGCCTTCCATGTCGCCGTGCCGCCGACCCGGATCACCCGCCAGGGCGCGGACGGCGAGTGGGACAGCCGCGTGGCGGCGTTCACCAACGTGCCGCTGTTCGACTACACCGGCAGCAAGGCCGGCGGCGTCAACGAGCAACAGCAGATCACGTTCGACAGCTACGCGAACGGCGAGACCTTCAACATCACGCTGGAGGCCTTCACCACCGACCCGATCGCCTATTCCAGCGTCGCGGCGACGATGGAGGCGAACCTCACGTCGGCACTCGAGGCGCTGGACAACGTCGGCGCTGGCGGCGTCTCGATCACCACCCTCGGGACCGACCAGTACCAGGTCGAATTCGTCGGCGACAACGCGGCCGAGGACGTCGGCCAGATGGCGCCGGTGAGCATCCACACCGCCGCCGGCGGCGTCTTCGCCGCGACGCTGACGCAGGGCATGGGCGGCGGCGAGCCGATCATCTCGGCGACGCGCGGCTGGCCGGGCTGCGGCGCCTTCTACCAGCAGCGGCTCTACATGGGCGGCCTGGGCTCGCGCCCGCAGGACGTGCTCGGCTCCTGCATCGGCGACTTCTTCAACCTCGACACCAAGGGCGAGCCCAGCTTCGCGGCGATCAGCGAGACGCTGGACACCGACGAGGCGGTGCTGATCTACGCGCTCTACCCCGGGCGCCACCTGCAGATATTCGGCTCCTCGGCCGAGTTCTACTTCCCGACCGAGCCGATCGTGTCCCCGGCCGGCATCAAGCAGACCACGCGCCGCGGCATCGCGCCCTACACGCCGCTGGGCTTCATGGACGGCGCCACGGTGTTCGTCAGCCGCACCGGCGAGGGCCTGTGCAAGTTCCAGTTCGACCAGATCCAGCAGAGCTACACCGCCCAGTGGCTCAACGTGCTGGCGCCCGACCTGGTGCAGGGCGTCGTCGGCATGGCCTTCCGCCGCGCGCTCGGCCCGAAGGAGACCGACCAGGCGCTGCTGGTCCGCAACGACGGGCTGATCGCGATGATGATGGCGCTGCTGGACCAGAACGTGGTCGGCTTCTCGCGCTGGAGCACGGACGGCCACTTCCTGACCGCCTGCGCCGACATCGCCGGCAACATGCACGTGGCCACGCTGCGCACCTTCGGCGCGGCGAGCGAGATCTACCTCGAGGCGGTCGACGCCACGGCCTACCTGGATCACCAGCTCGACTTCGCCGTGGACGGCGACCCGATCACGACGGTCGACGTCCCGGCCTACCTCGACGGCGTCACCCTGACGGTGATGATCGACGGGGCCGACGCCGGCGACGTCGTGGCCGCGGACGGCGCGGTGGCGCTGCCGTATCCGGCGTTGCGCCAAGTCGCCGTCGGTCGCCTCTTCACCCCGAGCTTCGACACGCTGCCGCTCGAGACCGAGAACGATCCGCGCCCGCCGCCGGACCGGCAGATGCGGATCGGCGAAATCTCGGTGCTGCTGGGTCCGACCGGCGGCGTGCTGCGCGCCGGCGCCAAGGGCGGCCGCGACTATCCGCTGCCGCTGAAGCGCCGCCCGGACGCGCTCTGCGACGCGGCCGACGCGGCGACGCCGTTCCAGGGCTGGACCCAGCTGAAGGACATCAGCGGCTTCTCCACCGAGGAGGCGGTCACGATTACCCAGACTCGGCCGGGCCCGCTCAACATCAAAGTTCTCTCCGTGAAGGTCGACACCTGATGGCTGAAATGGTCACCACCCTGTTCGCCACGCTGGGCGCGAGCGGCGCCGCCGCCGGCGGCTCCAGCCTCGGCGGCGCGATGGCCGCCAGCGGCGCCGCCGCGGCCGGCGCCTCGGCCGCCGGCGCCAGCGCCCTCACCGCGCTCAGCGCCGGGACGTCGATGATCTCCGGCCTCTCGGCCTACGCCCAGGGGCGCCAGCAGGCGCAGGCGCTCGAGGACCAGGCGGCGAGCGAGCGCATGGCCGCCACCGGCGAGCTGACCGACGCCCAGCAGAAGGCGACGGCGATCCAGAACCAGTACAACCAGGTCGTGGCCGACCAGTTCGCCGTCGCCTCGGCCTCCGGCTACGACGTCTCGTCCGGCTCCGTGGTCGCGGCGCGCCAGTTCGCCCAGACCCAGGCCGACACGCAGATCAGCATCGTGCAGAACGGCGGCCAGATGAACGCCGCGCTGCGCCGCGCGCGCGCCTGGCAGGACCAGAACGCGGCCTCGCTGGCGACGGAGAGCGGCGCGATCACCGCCGTCCAGAAGGTCGCCCAGGGCCTGTTCGACATGGCCAGCATCGGCGGCGGCTCGGGAGCCTGACGCCATGCCGAACTTTTCGAGCGAGAGCTCCGGTCTCAACTTCCCGCGGCTGAACGTCGGCGACCAGGTCTCGCCCGATCCCGTGCCGCTGGCCACGTCCGGGAACGCCGGCGCGCTGGCGGAGATCTCCAACGCGGCCGACAGCTTCGGCAAGAGCCTCACCGACCTGGCCACCCGGGCGGCGCAGAGCTCGGCGCGCGCCCAGGCCACGGCCGACGCCACCGGGGCCGGCGCGACCGGCGCCCTGACGCCGCAGAGCGACATGACCGTGTGGGGCCAGACCTACAACGAGATCGCCAAGCAGCAGCTCGGCGTGCAGCGCCAGGCCGCGCTGCGGACCTCGATGGCGCAAGCCTACGTCGACAACCAGGACGATCCGGGCGCGCTGAACAAGGCGCTGACCGACATCCAGTCCGGCTTCGGCACCACGGGCTTCGCCGACCTCGACGCCAGCCTGGCCACCGACGCGGCGGCCCAGCGCGGCGACTACATGACCCGCGCGGCGTCGGCCCTGCGAGATCGCGCCATCGCCCAAGGCAAAGCCAACTTCGCCGACACGCTGGCGCTCGGCCTCTCCACCCTGACGCAGACCGCCAGCGGGGCGAGTTTCGACGACGCCGGTTCGACCCGCGTCACCGGTGCCTACGCCAACCTGGTGCAGAACCTGTCGAAGTACGGCCCGAAAGAGGCCTTCGACGTCGCCGGCCTCCACTTCGACGCCGATCCGACGCGCCTTGGCGCGCTCGACGCCTCCGACATCGAGAACGTCGCCGTGGGCGCCAATCGCGAAGCGAAGACCGCGTGGATCCTCGGCGCCGCCCAGCGGCTGCCGGACGCCGCGGCCAAGCAGCAGTTCGTGACCGACCTGCGCAACCGCTACGCCATCGGCGACCCGATCTTCTCCGGCGTGGACGGCAAGAGCGCTGAGACCCTGTTCGATCACCTCGACGACGAGGCGAACAAGACCCACACCGCCGAGGCCGCGCAGCGCGAGTTGCACATTCACAACGTCAACAGCGCGATCGGCGCGCTGAGGTACGGAGCCGACGCCGACATTCCGACCATGCTGGCCGAGGCGAAGGCGTCCGACGATCCTGAGACGATCGCGGCGGCTGACTTCTGGTCGCAGGTTCCCCAGGCGACGCGCGGCGTCTTGCGGACCGTCGTCGCGCGCTCGTTCGGGTTGATCCCGGAGCCGGGTGAAGGCATCCCGACGCAGGCCTTGGACCCGAACGGCGTGCCGATCGGGCCGGCGTTCAGCACCGCGCCGGGCGCGAACGTGCCGCCGCCGACGCTCGGCACCCGGGCGCAGCGCAACAACAACCCGGGCAACCTGACCAACCTCGGCGGCGGCCGGCTGTGGCCGGGGCAGACCGGGACCGACGGCCGCTTCGCCATCTTCGGGACCCAGGCGGCGGGCGCCGCCGCGGCCGACCAGAACCTGGTCGCCAAGCAGACCCAGCACGGCCTCTCGACGCTGACCCAGATCATCGGCGACCCGCAGCACGGCTGGGCGCCGGCGGCGGACGGCAACAACCCGGCCGCCTACGCCGCCGCGGTCGGCCGCGCCGCCGGCGTCGACCCGAACGCGCCGATCGACCTAGTCCACGACACGGCCCTGCGGCATCGGGTGCTGACGGCGATGTTCGGCGTCGAGAGCGGCGGCTCCGGCGCGGCGGCCGCTGCGCCGGCGCCGGCCGCGAACCCGTGGTCGCCACCAGCCGGCGTGCAGCCCGGCTCGCCGGCGGCCTACGCCTGGGCCAACACCCTGCCGGACTTCACCGCCGACCCAGTGCGCTTCGCCCAGGCCAAGGGGATCGCGAATGTGCCGCCGCTGATGCCGCAGGCCGGCTTCAGCGATCCGGCCTCGGCTGAAGCGTCGCAGTTCGCGAACGTCGTCCAGCAGCGCTGGGGCATCGCGAAGACGGTGAGCGCCAAGTACCTTGTCCCGCAGCGCCTCTTCACCGACGCCGAGCGCGACACCCTGAAGGGCGTCCTGGCGCAGGACCCCGGCAACGCGGTCGCGCTGGCGCGCAACCTGCAGGGCGCTCTCGGCAATGACGGCGCCTCCCAGGCGCTGCGCGAGCTGGGCGAAAGCGGCCCCGACGTGCTCACCCAGTTGCATCTCGCCGACCTCGTCGTGCAGGGCGGCCAGAATAATCTCGTCAGCTCAGCCCTGGACGGCATGCGGCTGCGCGGCGAGGGCGCTGAAATTCCCAAGTGGGCGGCGCCCGGAACGATGGGCCACGTGCGCGACTTCGACGACGTCACCCGCCAGTACGGCGCGGCGTTCCAGTACCACCCCGACGCGCTGCAGGCGATCCGCAACGTCGCCGAGGACGCGCGCGTCTCGGACCTTCACAAAGGGCTTTCGCAGTCGCCCGACTACTACATGCAGCACGCTGCCGGCGGCACCGACCGCGGCCAGTTCGGCGCGTTCGGCGGCTTCTGGGATGTCAACGGCCGCGCCGCCTTGTTGCCTTCCTGGTTGCGCCAGGACTCGATGCCGCAGGCGCTGGAGACCCTCGGCCACGGCTGGGCGTTGACCTCGAGCGGACCGGTCCACGCCAATGGCCAGCCGTATCGGCCGGACGAACTTGGCAACATGCAGGTCGTCAGCCGGCCGGGCGGCGCCTACTGGCTCACCGATCCGAAGACCAACCAGGTGCTGCGCCGTCGCGACGGCTCGGCCTTCGAGCTCAATATGGACGACAACACCCGTCGCGCCCTCGCGGTCTCGATGCCCAACCAGGTGCTGCACTGATGCCCGGCTTCGCGGTCGATCGCCCACGCGACGACGCGCAGGATCTGCAGGACTTCAACCCGGGCACCCCGCCCGCGCCGGTTCCGTTCTGGGACTCGGTGTCGCAAAACTACGACAACTCGGTCACCAACGGCCGGCTGGGCGCGCGCGAGGACATGCTCGCCGAGGCGTTCGAGCAGCGGCACGAGCTGGTGGAGCAGCGGCTGGGTCAGAAGTTCGATTTCCCGGACGGGGTCTATCCCGGCATGTCGGAGGCGCCCCCCGGGCTGCTGGTGTCTCAGCTCGAGCTCGGCGGCGCGGGCGACGAGCCGCAGATCGCCGCTTACCGGCAGAAGTATCCGCAGCTGATGGCGGACATCCCGACCGCCGACCAGGTGCGCCAGTCGGTCGACGCCAGGCTGCAGGCGATCTCGCAGCGCGCCGGCCTGGCGTCGTCGCAGCATCCCGTCGGCGGTGTCCTCGGCAGCCTCGGCGGCGGCCTCACCGACCCCACCAACATCGCCCTCGGCCTCGCCACCGGCGGCATCGGCGACGGCGGCCCGCTGCTGGCGCGCATGGCGCTGCAGTCGGCGCTGTGGGGCGGCCTGGCGGCGGCCCAGGCTCCTGCCCGGGCGGCGGAGGCGCAGATGGTCGGCGGCGCGCCCTACGGGGCGCCGGAGGCCCTGCAGGACGTCGCCGGCGGCCTCGCGGCGGGGCCGATCTTCGAGGGCGGCGGAGCGCTGGTGAAGGCGGCGCTGCGGCCGATCCTCGGCCGGCTGTTCGACGCCTCGTTCCCCGCCGCCGAACAGATCGTGCGCGACACGCTGGCGGCCGATCCGGTGGCGCGCGGCGCGGCGATGAGCCTGGACGCCTCGGCCCGCGACGCCGCGGCCGTGGGGCCGCTGCGCGACGGCGGCGACTTCGACGCCGGAACCTACGCGCTGCAGGCCGACCAGCCGCCGCCGATGCCGGAGCCGAACGCGGACGTGGCGGACCTGTTCGCCGACCCGGCGCCGGCCTCGCCGCAGCTGGCGGACGCGGCGCAGCGGATCACGGACCCCAACGGCGCGCAGCTCTACGACGCCACCGAGTACCGCGGCCGGCCGATCTACGCCGGCCGCTTCGACCCGGGCCAGGTCGCCACGGCGCCGGAGACCTTCCAGTACAAGGCCGGCGGCGACGGCGCCGGCGTCACCGACCGGCTGCGCGGCGTGCAGGCGTGGGACCCGGCCAGCTCCGGCAAGACCATCGTCTTCCAGGACCCGAGCGGCCAGCTGACGATCGCCGACGGACACCAGCGGCTGGCGCTGGCGCAGCGGCTGCAGCGCCAGGGCTTCGCGCCGACCCTCGACGGCCTGCTGTTCCGCCAGCAGGACGGCTGGAGCCCCGCCGAGGTCCGCACGATCGCGGCGCTGAAGAACATTAAGGAAGGCGCCGGCAGCGCGCTCGACGCGGCCAAGGTGTTCCGGGACGCGCCGGCCGCGCTGAACGACGACAGCCTGCCGGTGTCCGGGACCCTCATCCGGCAGGCGAAGGGATTGGCGCGGCTTTCGCCCGACGCGTTCGGGGCCGTGGTCAACAAGGTCATCTCCGAGCCTTACGGCGCGGCGATCGGCGGGCTCGCCGGCGCGCGGCCCGACCTGCACATGGGCCTGGTGCGGCTGCTGCACGCCGGCGAGCCCGCCAACCTCGACGAAGCCCACGCGCTGATCCGCGAAGCTCTAGTCGACGACTGGGTGCACCAGCAGGGCGCCGAAGGCGATCTCTTCGGCCACACCTCCATGCAGAGCCTGGCGATCGGGCGCGCGAAGCTGAAGGCGTTCATCGTGCGCAGCCTGAAGGGCGATGCGCGGATCTACCAGCAACTGGTGAGGCACGCCGATGCCATCGAGGCCGGCGGCAACGTGCTCGCGCGCGACGCCAACGAGGCGGCGCTGGCGGTCGACCAGGCGGCGCTGGAGATCGTCACCAAGCTCGGCATGCGGGTCGGCCCGATCGGCGACGCCATGAACGAAGCCGCCCACGCGATCACCGACGGCGCGCGGCCGGCGGACGCCGGCAAGGGCGTGCTCGCCCGCATCCGTGGTGCGATCCAGCGCGGCGAGCGCCTCGACCTCGGCCGCGCCCAGCAGCTGGACCCGGCGCCGCCGAGCGAGAACGCGCAGGCCAAGGCCGAGGCTTTCGCCGAGCCGGCCGGCAAGGGGCAGCTGGCCCAGGTCACGCCGAAGCCGGAGGAGGCCACCGGTGAGCGCGTTGAGCCGGGGACGGAGGCGCCGCGAACGTCGGCGCTGCCGGCGGACGATCTCTTCGGCCTGATCGAGGACGACAGACGCCCCGCGGCCGCGCTAGAGGAGTTGAGGGGATGCGCACCGTGAGCGACGACTTCTGGGCTCAGGTCGACCGCTCAGCCGGGCCGGGCGGCTGCTGGCCGTGGCTGCGGCGTAAGCAGAAGGGCGGCTATGGCCAGCTGCACACCGCCCTGTTCGGCCGGCCTCGCACCCAGCTAACGCACGTCGTGGCGTTCTTTCTCCACTTCGGCTGGCAGCCGTGCAGGGCCAACGGTCTGGTGGTGCGCCATACCTGCGACAACCCTCCCTGCTGCAACCCCGCACATCTGGTGTCGGGAACGCAAAAGCAAAACGTCCGCGACGCGATCGAGCGCGGAAGGATGCGGCCGGAGCACAAGGCGCGGCCCGGGGCGGGCAACGGGCGCGCCAAGCTCGATGACCAGAAGGTCGCGGAGATACGGGCGCGGCTGACCGCGGGCGAGCCACGTCGAGCCTTGCGGCAAGAATTCGGCATAGGGGCCAGCGTAATGTCGCGCATCGCGCGTCGCGAGAGCTGGGACCACGTCGCGTAGGCAGCGAAATGAGTCACTTCTTTATCTGGCTCGTCGGCTGTCTGATCATCTCCGCGATCTTCGCTGTCGCGAACATCGTCGGTCAGCTGGTCCTGCCGACATTCATCACGAGCCATGATCTCCGCAGGTTACTCTATCGGCTCATCGTATGGGGCCTGGTCGCCGTCGCAGGTGCGATCTTCTTCCTCGTGGCGTGGGCGCTCAATCTCTAGGGTTGCCGCCGCCGCCGCCGCGCGACCCTGCGGCCATGCCAAACAGCTTCAAAGACTGCATCGTGGACGGCGTCGCCAAGGGTGCGATCGACCCCGAGACCGGCGACGCGGTGATGAAAGCCTACCAGAACGCCTACGCTGACGCAGAGGCTACGCTGGGCCATGCCGAGGCGGACCGGCAGGCTGGCGCGGCGGTGATGGACGCGCTGGAGAAGGCGAAGATCGAGGCGCGCCGGCGGCAGGTGCTGCAGGTGCGCAGCCGGCGCGGGTTTCTGGACGACGTCGCCGATCTGAAGCGCCGTCGCGGCTACACGAACGTGCCCGAGCTGGCGGGCTCCGGCGGCAAGCCGCCGCCGGGCGGCCGCGAGGGCTGGACCCAGGGCGGCGAGCCGCCGAAGGACGGGCCGCTGAAGTCGGGCGCGGTCGCCGCACGCTCGCTCGTGCTGCTGATGCGCAACAAGGCCGGGCTCTCCGGCAAGGCCGGCGTCAGCGCCGAAGGCCAGTCGATGGCCGTGCGCGGAATGTTCGACGCCCAGATGGCCGACCTGATGGAGAAGTTCGAGACCCACACGGGCTTCGACAGCCCCAACCGCGCGCTGTTGGACAACGTCGGCCGCGAGGGCTTCGGCGAAGCCAGCGGCGACCGCGCGGCCAAGGAACTGAACACGGCGTGGCAGGGCACGGCGGAGCTGGCCCGGCAGATGTTCAACGGCGAAGGCGGCCAGATCGGCAAGCTGGAAGGCTGGGGCTTTCCGCAGAGCCATGACGCCGCCGCCATCTGGCGCGCCGGCAAGGATCAGTGGGTCGGCTTCACCGCCAAGCTGCTGAAGCGCGGCGCGATGGTCGACAAGCTGACCGGCGCGCCGTTCACGCCCGAGCGGCTGACCGCGCCGGACGGCATACTGTCGCAAATCTACGACAGGATCACCACCCACGGCCTGATCGACGCTTATCCGCCGGAGCACCCGGGCGCCGGCGCGCTGGCGCTGAGCCGCGGCGAGGAGCGGTTCCTGAGGTTCGACGGCTGGGACGCGTGGAAGACGTACCAGCGCCAGTTCGGGCAGGGCGACCTCTTCGCCGCGATGATGGGCCACCTCGACGGCATGGCCCAGGATATCGGCCTGATGCGCGCGCTGGGGCCGAACCCGGCGGCCGAGTGGCGCTGGCGGGTGGCGTTCGCGCAGCGCGAGGCCGCGCTCGAGCGCAGCCTCTCCCGCACCGAAGCGGCGGTGCGCGAGGCCAACAGATACGTCAAGCGCGCCCAGGACATGTACGACCACTTCACCGGGGGCGCCTCGATGCCGGTGAACGACAAGTTGGCGGCGTTCGGCTCGGGCGTGCGCAACTACCTCAACGGCGTCGACCTCGGCTCGGCGATCCTCAGCGACATGCCCTCGGCACCGATGTTCGGGGCGCTGGCCCGCAGCTTCATGGGCGTCAAGTTCCAGGGCGACATGGGCCAGCTGGCGGCGCTGCTGGCGGACCCCGGGATGCGGGCGATCGCCCGGCGCTCCGGCTTCATCAACGAAGTGGCGCGCGACGGGCTGATCGGGGTGACGCAGGACACCATCCGCACGATGACGGCCGGTGAGCGGACGGTGCAGGGCATGAACGGCTTCGCCCGCCGGCTGCCGGCGTCGGTGATGCGGCTGCAAGCGCTGACCGGCATGTTCGAGGCGCGGCGCCGCTCTTGGCGGATGACGTTCATGGGCGCGCTGGCGGACGCGGCGCTGAAGGATCTGCCGGCGCTGGCAAACGGCAGCGGCCAGGAGCGCGCGCTGGCGGCCGAGTTGGACCGCCGCGGCTTCACCAACGCCGACTGGGAGCAGGTGCGCCAGGTGACCCCGTGGCGGCCGCGGGCCGGCGTCTATTTCCTACGTCCACAGGACATCGCGCGGGAAGCGAACCTCGACCTCGGGCTGCGCGTCGGGGAAATGGCGCTCAATGCCGAACAATATGCGATCCCGGTTTCGGGGTCGCTGTGGACGCGCGCGCGGCTGCTGGGCCAGCTGCCGCCGGGCACGCCGGAAGGCGAGCTCGCGCGCAGCTTCACCATGTTCAAGACCTTCTCGATCAACACGGCCTACCAGTACGCCGAAGAGATCTACCTCCGCGGCGTCGAGAACGTCTGGGACCGCTGGAACTTCATTCCGCCGGCGCTGAAGCCTGCGGCCTTCCACGCGTGGCTCGGCGCCTGGGCTGCGGGCGTGGTGGGCGCCTTGACCCTGGCCGGCGGGGTGACGCTGCAGATGCGCCAGCTGGTCAACGGCAAGGACCCGCTGCCGATGAACACGCCGCAGTTCTGGGGCGCGGCGATGCTGCAGGGCGGCGGCCTCGGCATCCTGGGGGACTTCTTCTACGCGCGGACCGCGCGCAACGAGAAGTCAGCGCCGATCGCGGCGATCGGCCCCACCGGTCAACTCCTCTCCGATGCGTTCGACCTCACGGCCGGCGAGGTCGGCGACCTCGCCACCGCGTCCCAGCACCCGAAGCGCCATGACGCCGAGGCGGCGCGCATCGCTCACGACCTCACGGCCTATATGCCGGGCGCGTCGCTGTGGTGGGCGCGCACGGCCTACGACCGCATGATCATCGACCAGCTCGAGCAGCGGATGGACCCGGACGCCAAGCGCCGCTTCGCGCGGGCGGCGCGCGAGGCGCAGACCGAGACCGGGGCCGGCGCCTGGTGGCCACGCGGCAGCGCCCTGCCGACGCGCGCGCCGGACTTCTCGCGGATCCTCGGGGGACAGTAGCGTTGCCGCCCTGACGCGCCCGCCACAGTGCGGGCATGTCGACGCTGCCGCTGAACGATCGCCTGACGCCCGATCCGGGCACGACGTACGAGGCCATCGCCGGCCAGACCGACTTCGTCGCCGACTTCCCGCTGATCCGCAACGGCGCGGGCGCGATCGAGGGGCTGTACGTGCGCCGCGTCCGCGCCGGCGCCGAGACCATCCTCAGCTACCAGGCCGCCGATTTCACCACCACGGCCGAGGGCGACGACGGCTTCACCGCGCGGCTGGCGGTCGGCGCGCTCGCCGGCGACCTGGTGCAGGTCTATTCGCAGCTGCCGGCCGCGCGCGACCGCGCCCACGCCTTCGGCGGCCAGATCCGCACCGACACCCTCGAGGGCGACGCCGACAGCTTCGAGGCCCAGCTGCAGGAGGTGCGGCGCGACCTCGGCCGCGCGGTGCTGGCGCCGATCGGCGACGTCTTCGGGACGCTGCCCTCGGCCGCGGCGCGCGCCGGCCAGCTGCTGGGCTTCGACGGCGCCGGCGCGGTCACGGTCTATCCGCGCCCGGGCGGCATCATCGCGGCGCTGAACGTCGCCCTGGCGGAGGGCGGCGACTACGGCGTGGATACGACGGCGCCCACCAGCGCCATCCTGCCGGCCTGGAACACGGTGCGGCCGGGCTCGACGGTCCGCTGCGCCGACGTCGCCTACAACGCCGGCGTCAACCCGCTCACCGTCACCGTCCAGGGCGGCGGCGACATCTACGACCACGGCGAGCCGGACAACGTGTTCCAGCTCGAAACCTCCAACACCGGCGTCGAATTCCGGGCCGGCACGGCCGCCTGGGTCGCCATTCCCTACGGGTCCTGACCATGAACACGCCCCTCACCGGCCGCGCGATCGCCCGCGCCTCCGCGGCCTTCCTCGCCGTCGCGCTGCTGCTGGCGAGCTTCGTCGCCGGCGCGACGCCGGCCGCCGCCCAGACCTATCAGAGCGCCACCAATCCGGACGGCTCGGAGATGGTGCTGTGCAAGCAGGGCGGCGCCTGGAAGGCCTGCAGCCTGGCCCTGATCAAGGCCTACACCGGCAGCGCCGGCGGCACGGGCCTGGCCGGCGGCAACGTCGGCGACGTCCAGGTCAACAGCGGCGGCGTGCTGGGCGCGACGGACAACTTCAAGCTCACCGGCGCGTCCGGCGACACGGCCTCGGGCCTGCCGACCTATGGGCCGAACGTCAGCGCCACCGATCCGGACGTGCTCAACACCCACAACGAGACCGTGGCCGCGTCGATCGCCGCCTCGACCGACGCGGCGAACACCGCGCCGACCTTCGCCGACGCCGGAACGGTCTCGGTGACGCTCAACGCCCATGACGGCGGCAGCGTCTTCGGCAACGGCATCAACGGCTCCAGCGTGCCGATCACCCAAAACAAGACGACGTTCTTCACCGGCAACTTCGTGCTCAACAGCACGGCCTCGGGGCAGAACAACGGGCTCGCCACCTTCACCCACGCCGAGGGCATGGGCGACGCCGCCTCGTTCGACATGCAGACCTACTTCGGCGGCGCGAACACGCCCGGCGGCGAGTGCGACTGCCTGTTCCCGTTCGCGCACCTGCAGCAGGACGACTTCGTCCCCGGCTACGGCAGCGCGCTTACGGCGCTGACGGCCTACGCCTGCGACGCCGTCCTGACCCAGGTCGTGCACCGCTCGGAAGCGCCGCAGACGGTGACGGTGAGCGGGACCTGCCCAGGCCCATGGGCGATCGCGGACCTGGCGTCGCCGAACTTCAACATGAACGAGGCCGCGGTCTACATCACCGGCACGGGCTCCGGCACGGTCACTGGCATCTTCCGGGTCGACCTGCCGATGGCGACCTTCACCGGCGCGCAGTCCGGGACCACGCTCACCGTCACCGCGCTGACCGCCGGCGAGACGCTGGTGCCGGGCCAGAGCGTGCAGGGCGCGGGCGTGCCGTCCGGGGAAGTGATCGTCGCCTATGGCCCCGACAATTTCGGCGGCGCGGGCACCTATGTGGTTTCGGCGAGCGCCACCGTCAGCAGCGAGGCCATGACGAGCGCGGGCGTGCTCTCGACCGCGTACAAGGCCCAGGAAACCGCCTGCAACGGCTACTGCGGCCAGGACCGGGTGTGGATCGACGTCTCGCGCGCGGGCTACGCGGCCGGGCAAGCCGGGGTGCTGACGGACGGCAAGAGCGTCACCGGCTCGAGCGGCGCGAGCTGGAGCACCACGAGCGCCGGCGGCGTGCCGCTGCGGCCCGGCTGCATCCAGCTGACCGCCGACCAGAACAACGGCGGCGGCACCTTCAACGGCACGAGCGTCGACTACTACGAGGTCCAGCAGGTGACGTCGTCGACGACGCTCGACATCTACCGGCTCGATACGGCGGGCAACCAGTCCTACCACGGCTTGGGTACGACGGCGGGGGACTACAGCTGGTATCCGTGTGGCCGCTCGGTGCTGGTCGGCCCGACCACGGCCGCGCTCGGGTCGCTTCTCAGCAACGAGTTCATTCTGGACGTCGCCCCGGGCTTCACGGTCGGCGACACCATCATCCAGCCCAACAGCCCCTATCCGGACGTGAGCGGCGGCACGATCGACGTCGCGCTCTACTCGCCTGGCGCGACGGCCCGCTCCAGCGGCCTCCTGGTCCTCAACACCGGCAGCGTCGAGTTCGACAGCAGCTTCGAGATCAACGGCGGCGCCTTCCATCCCTCGGCCGGCTTCCCGATGGCGCACCACAAGGGGTTCTTCTGCGAGGTCGCGGCGGAGGTCTGCTTCTACTCGCAGGGCGACCTGGCGTTCGGCTCGGCCCAGCTCGCCGGCCAGAGCGGCTATGGGCTCAGCCTCTCGAACACCAGCGGGACCGGCACGCAAGGCGGCGTCATCCTCTTCGGCTTCAAGGGGCCTGACCTGACCCTTGCCGACCAAGCCACCGGCAGCGGCTTCGACTGCCTGCATATCGGCACCTCGGGCGCGATCGCCGACACGTCTGGCGATTGCTTCGTCGGCGTCAGCGCCGGCAGCAACATCGCCGTCAGCACGACCGCCGGGACGGCGACGGTGTCGGTGTCGAGCACGCCGGCCTTCGCCACGATCGGCGGCAAGAACGCCATCTCGTCGATCGCCGGGGGGTCTCGACGGTGATCGGGACGGGCGGCTCGGTCGCCTGCGCCAGCGGGCACGTGTGCGACAGCGTCAGCGGCGAGATCGCCATCACCGTGGGGTCCAGCGTCTCCGCGGCCGGAACCCTGGTGACGGTCTACTTCGCCGACGCGCGCACCAACACGCCCAACTGCACGGCCAGCCTGTACAGCACCGCCGGCGCGACGCCCTCCAACAACAACAAGGCGGGCGTCATCGAGACCACGACCAGCGTGGCGATCTTCGACGCCTCAGTGGTGAACTCGAGCCAGCCGTTGACGGCCAGCTACGTCTGCATGGGGAACTGAGCGGCGTTGCCGGGCGGCGGGGCGGCTGAAGATCGCGTCATGATCGAAGCCGCCCAATTCCTCGCCTTCGCCCCGCACGCCGACCCGGCCTTCGCCCCGCTGATCGACGAGGCCGCCGGCGCGCACGACATCGCCACGCCGCTGCGCGTCGCCCACTGGCTGGCGCAGATGGCCGAGGAGACCGGCTACTTCCGGGTCTTCGAGGAGGACCTCGACTACACCAGCGCGGCGCGCATCGCCGAGGTCTGGCCGTCGCGCTTCACGCCGGCGAGCGCGGCCCGCTTCGTCGGCAATCCCGAGGCGCTGGCCAACAGCGTCTACGCCGGCCGCATGGGCAACGGCGACGCCGCCAGCGGCGACGGCTGGCGCTACCGCGGCCGCGGCGCGCTGCAGACCACGGGCCGCGACGGCTACGCCCAGGCGGCGAAGATCGTGGGGACCGACTTCGTGGCCGAGCCGGACCTGCTGGCGCTGCCGGAGCACGCCTTCATGAGCGCTGCGGCCTTCTGGCAGGCCAACGGCTGCAACCAGCTGGCCGACGCCGACGACATCGCCGCCGTGACGCGCCGCGTCAACGGCGGCCTCACGAACCTCGGCCTTCGGGTGCAAATCCTCGGCCGGGCCAAGGGCGTCTGGAAGCCCTAACCGCTCACAGAAAAGGAGAACGCCCGTGAGCACCGGCAGTGTCATCACCAACATCTGGAACGGCGTCGTGAAGGACGCCGAGGCCGTGGAAAACTGGGTGAACACCCAGGTGGCGGCCATCGAGAAGGCCCTCCCGGGCTCGACCGCGGCGATCAACGACGTGGTCAACGACGTCAAGCAGGCCGCCGGCGACGCGCTGGACGCCGTGGACAGCGGCCTGAACGCCGTCGCCCCGGCCCTGACCAAGTCGGTCGAGGTGGCGGCGGACGCCGCCCTGACCTCCTACACCGGCGGCCTGGCGCTGCCGCTGACCGGCCTGACGAACGACGGCATCGAGAAGGTGTCGGCCACCCTCGTCGCCGCCGCGAACGCGTGGGAGCTGAAGGCGAAGGCCGCGCTGGCCGTCAACAACGGCAACGCGGTCGCGTCCGCCGTAGGTCCTGGCTGAGCCATGGGCGTGCTCGAGGACTTCTTCGAAGCGGAGGTGGAGGCCGAAGCCCGCAGCCTCCTCAAGGCCAACCTCTTCGACAAGTGGGTCGCCGCGGGCGACATCCCGGCCGACAAAGAGCCGGAGATGGTGGACGCGACGCTGATCGCCGTCGCGGCCATCCTGAAGATGGTGATGGCCAAGCAGCCGGCCGCGCCGGGCGCCGGCGCCTGA